TCCGTAGCTACTTAATAAAAGCTACATCGTTGAAATACGTACATTCACTACGGGCTCTCTTGCACTCTATAAAAATCTACTATATAACAAACCCACTATACAATTATTTAAGGATTATAGACGCGTATAGTCGACGGCCTAGAGACTATAATCTGTAAACTAGGAGGATATAATTATGGCACAAACTACGTTTTCAGGACCAGTAAAATCTTTAAGAGGATTTGTTACTGCAGGACCTGATTCGATTGTTAACATCACAGCAGAAACTACTTTAACTTTTGCTGCTCACGCAGGTAAAGTTATTAAAGTAAATGATGCAGATGGAGCAATCACACTTCCAACAATCAAAGCAGATAGCAAAGGTGCTTCTGCTGGAGACAATGACCCTAATGCACTTAACCATTTAGGTGCTGTTTACAAATTTTTTGTAGGCACAGATTGTACGGACTGCGATATTAAAACAGACGGAACTGACAAATTTGTTGGTCACGCAACTGTTGTTAACGTAGCAGACGGAACAAACAGTTCATTTGTACCAGCATCAGCTAACGATGTTATAAGTATGAATGGTGGAACAACAGGTGGCGATAAAGGTAGTACAATTACTATCACGGCACTTGAAGATAACGTTTATTTAGTAGAAGCTATGTTGATCGGTACAGGTACTGAAGCAACACCTTTTGCTAACAGTTAATAGGTAATTAGTGTGGAGCTTCGGCTCCACACTTAATAGGAGATAAAAAATGGCAACATCAGACCAACAGTTTTCTTGTAGAACTTCTGACGGTAGATTTGGTAGAGCAACAGACGCAACAGATGCGTTTATAGCATCAGCTAGAATAACTTATATTCAAGCTGAAGGCGTTGCGAACAGTAATGTTAAAATCTACGATGGAACAGATGCAACTGGGGCTTTAGTATTCGAAGGTAATTGCGGAACTGAAGGATTAGACATCTACGTTCCTGGAAGCGGTATAAGATGTAGAACTGGTATATATTTAGATTTAACTAACACGACATCAGTTACTATCGGTTATACTGGTTAAGGAGGGTAAATGGCTAACACTACCTCTGGTACAGTCGTATTTGACAAAAACTTTTCTATTGATGAAATCATAGAAGATGCATACGAAAGAATTGGGCTTCAAGGAGTATCTGGATACCAATTAAAAACTGCTAGACGTTCTTTAAACATCATGTTTCAAGAGTGGGCTAATAGAGGTCTACACTATTGGGAAGTTGGCAATAATGATATAACTCTTGTTGCTAACCAAGCCGTTTATACAATCTTTAGATCAACGGGTGATGGCACTTCTGACGCTACAGCTATCTATGGTGTTGATGATATTTTAGAGGCAGTATTTAGAAACTCTTCAAATGTTGATTCACCTCTTACAAAAATTAATAGATCTACATATCAAGCCTTATCTAATAAAACAGCTACAGGCACACCTTCACAATATTTTGTACAAAGGTTTATAGATAAAATTACGATAACTTTGTATTTAACACCTGGAACTTCACAAGCTGGACAAAAATTAAATTTTTATTTTGTAAAAAGAATACAAGATGTAGGTGATTATACGAATGCAACAGACGTTCCTTATCGTTTTGCACCATGCATGGTATCCGGTTTAGCTTTTTATTTAGCACAGAAATATGCTCCACAAAGAGCACAAGAAATGAAATTATATTATGAAGATGAATTAAATAGAGCTTTGACAGAGGATGGCTCATCTACAAGTACACATATTACACCTAAAACATACTTTCCGGAGATAGGATAATGGCTAGATTTGCATCAGGTAAATACGCAAAAGCAATATCAGATAGATCTGGTTTAGAGTTTCCATACACAGAAATGGTTAGAGAATGGAATGGATCTTTTGTGCACATATCTGAGTATGAAGAAAAACAACCACAACTTCAACCACGAGCAAAATCAGCCGATCCTCAAGGTTTGACAAGAGCTAGACCTGATAGAACAGAACCAGCCACACCAAATTTATTACCAGGTAATCCTTTTAGTTTGACTTCAGGATCTGCAAATGTAACAGTAAAAGAACCTAATCATGGTAGATCTAATGGTGATACCGTTAGATTTAGAAACGTTGATGGTAGCCCTGGTGGATTAGCATTTACTGTCTTTGAAAATGCGTCAGGATTTAGTATAAGTAGTGTAACAACAAATACTTATGTATTTGGTGCAGGATCAAATGCAACGGTAACAGAAGAAGCAGGAGGAATGACAGTAACAGCAGGACCAGTTACTCAACAATCATAATGGCAGGAATTAGTTATAGCACTTTAGTTACACAAATTAGAAACTACACAGAGGTAGATTCAAATGTTTTATCTACAGATCAATTAGAGAATATTATTTTAAATGCGCAATATAGAATTATGCGTGACGTCCCTATTGATGCAGATAGAAAACAACAGTCTGGAAACTTGGTTCCCGGTCAGGAAACCATTAACTGTCCAGCAGGTGCCTTGTTTATTAGAGGCATCCAGGTCTATGATTCCTCATCTGTGCTCACAGGAACTAACGTTTGGTTAGAAAAGAAGGATGTAACATACCTTCAAGAATATCAACCCGTTACAGGAACCTCTGCAGCACAGGGTAGACCAAAGTATTATGCT